CATGTCCCGAGTCAGGATCATGTCCCGAGTCAGGATCATGTGTCTAATCACTCCTATGTCCTATATCTCATTACGCTTTCCACACCCGCACTTCCCAAAAGCCTCCGATCTTCCCTACCACATACCCTGCATACCCCAGTTCTTTGTACTCAGCTACACAGTACAATGCATCCAATTGAGTTTCACGATAAAGGTATTTCATTTGTATCTCCTAAGGTTCCAGTTTCAATCAAGATTCCGATTTCAATCTCCTTACTTCTGAATCTATTATACTCCTAACTCTAGAACTTGCAAGTACTTTCTGCATCTATTTCAATCTTTAGTTGTCTATACAGCTTGAAGCTATCTAGATCTAAATGGTAATACGAATCATTCTCAGTCACTAAAACTCATGTGGGGGATAGACCCTTTTTGACTTTGGCTCGCGCGATATTCCTTCGAAAGCATCTCCATTTTACTAAATTTTTTCCAGTCCAATTCCCAATTCCCAATTCCTATAATCTATAGCCTATAATCTATAATCTATAGCCTATAGCCTTATTAAAATTATTAATCTTATTAAATTTCTGGATCCAGCTTCGCAATTTTCATGCAATCTAAAAATTATTAAATTTCTGGATCCCTGCCTCATAGAACTAGCAATAACTTGTAATATACTCTCATCGAACTCCTCGCAGGAACTATCATGTCCACAAATCATTCCACTTCTCAAAGATCTTCCACAGAAGAGAGAGCCTTACAGCTTCTGGGAAGTGGGCTGGGGCCAGAGATTGTAGCTTCTGCGGTAGGTGTGACTCCGTCAAGAATCTCACAGCTTCTAAGTGACCCAGAATTTTCGGCGGAGGTAGCAACTCTGCGATTTAATGCGCTCCAAGATCACAATATTAGAGATAATAAGTATGATGAGTTAGAAGATAAATTATTGGAATCTCTTCGTAATTGTCTTCCTCTCATGCACAAGCCACTAGAAATAGTACGGGCAATTTCTGTAATTAATGCAGCAAAGCGCCGCGGAGCCAGTGCTCCAGAACATATCACACACCAGAATACTGTAGTCAATCTTGTAATGCCAATAGCAATCATCCAGAAGTTTACAACCAATATCACGAATCAAGTAATCCACGCTGGCGAGCAAACATTAGAAACTATCCAGTCACATACATTACTTGATGCCGCGAAAAAGAAGTCACTAGGAGGAAATAACAATGAACATGAACGAACTGAAACTACGAGAGTTATTGAACTCTCAAGTCCCTAAGGCAGAAAATTCTCAAGTCTTGCGATTGCGCTTACTTGCAGAGAATCGCGCCCGCGCTACACAGGTCCTTATCAATATGCTTAAAAATTGTGAAGCTGCCGAAGTTACAGCAGTAACCAATGTGCAAAGGAACAGTTACTAATGGCTTCATTATTCTCTCAATTGGGTGGTTCAGACTCACAGGAAGTGCAAATCGATACTAGCAATTCACTCAGTTCAATTGCTTCTGTTCCTGAACCTGAAACATCCAATCAGTTAGAAGAATTACAGAATTTACAGCTTCCACAAGCTGCTCCGCCAGAAGAAACTATTACTGAAGCTACATTTGATTCCCGCCAAGTCCATGATCTTGCTAAGGCGGATCTAGACTTTCTGGCGGGACTTGTGCTACCTGCGATTTTTCGCTACTGCTTTCCTCCAGTATTTAAATCTGTATGGACTTGGCTAGTATCTTATATCCATAAGCCCCGAGACTTCTCCCAACTAGCTCTTGGACTTCCTCGCGGTTTTGGTAAAACTGTACTTGTTAAACTCTTTGTGTTCTATTGTATCATGTTCACTTCTCGCAAATTCATTTTAGTGCTTGCAGAGAATCAAACTAAAGCTAATAATATTGTGGCCGACATTGTTGATATGCTCGAAGAAGAGAATGTGAAAAAAGTATTTGGTGATTGGAAAGTTGGAGTAGAAACTGATCGCCAAGACCTCAAAAAATTCGGATTTCGAGGACGCAATATTATTCTTATGGCCGGAACCGTAGAAGTTATACGAGGCATCACACTCAAGAATGAGCGCCCAGATGTGATGATCTTTGATGATATTCAATCTCGCGTAGTTGCAGAGTCCATGGTACAGTCCGAGACTCTAGAGCGTGAGATGGTTGGCACTGCCATGAAAGCAAAGTCTCCACATGGATGTCTATTTATCTTCGTAGGTAATATGTATCCTACAAAGTGGAGTATTCTTCGACGCCTCAAAGCAAACCCCAATTGGATTAAATTCATTGCTGGTGGTATTCTTGCAGATGGAACTTCTCTCTGGGAAGAGTTACAGCCATTAGAACAATTAGTACGAGAATTTGAGAATGACTTAGCAGCAGGTCGCCCAGAGATCTTTTTCTCTGAAGTGCTTAATGATGAGAATGCTTCAGCAAATAATCATATTGATTTCGCTAAGCTTCCAGCATATTCTATTCCACCTAATCAAATACCTGCAGGTAACTTCATTATCATTGATCCTTCAGGATTTAAAAAGAATTCAGATGATACAGCTATTGGGTATTGGGAAGTACATGATGCTAAGCCTGTTCTCATGGGACTTATATCTAAGAAACTTTCCCCAGGAGATACAATTAGGACAGCTCTTCAATTTGCACTTACTCATAATTGCCGGCTTGTCTGTATTGAAGCGGTCGCTTATCAAGCTACTCTTGCATATTGGTTTCAATTTATTTGCGCTCAACTTGGAATTATTGGAATTGAGGCTGTAGAACTTCATCCTGGAGGATTCTCCAAGAATTCTAGAATTCTAGCTGCCTTTAAACAGTATCAAGCAGGTGAGATTCTAATTCATCCTGATGTTAAGCCAGAAGTACATCTTCAGATCTCTCAGTTTAATCCACTAAAAACAGATAATCAGGACGACATTCTTGATCTCTTAACCTACGCGCATAAAGTACTTGAGCTCTATGGAGAGTACGTAATTAATTATGGAACGATTGTTCTTCAAGAACATGACTCTGCAACAGTAGAAGAATTTAATTCTCCATTTTAGTTTCTCCCAGAGTCTCCCCCAGACTCTCCAATTCTCCAACTCCTATAGGTCCTACGATGACTCAACCCTCTACAGCAATGATGCTACCTAAAAAAACTCAAGAGGGAATTCTTAGATTCCATCACGAGTGCTTTCAAATGATGAATCAGCAATGGAATATTCGTGAACAGTTTCAAAAGGTAGATCAAATCTACATGCGCGAAAATGATCTAACTATTGAGAATCAGCGAGCTCGTGCTTACAATCGTTATGGCGATTCCGATAAGCTCCAGAACATCACAATTCCTGTAGTTATGCCACAAGTGGAATCTGCAACAACTTACCAAGCCTCTGTATTTCTTACAGGTACCCCAATTTTTGGCGTAGCTTCTGGTCCAGAATTCGAAGATGAAGCATTGCAAATGGAAACTGTTATTGCAGATGCAGCAGTGCGAGGTGGATGGGTCCGAGAATTTATGATGATGTTTAGAGATGGATTTAAGTACAATCTCGGATTTGTAGAAGTTACCTGGGAGCGCAGAGTTACTGCAGTTCTGGAAACTGATATAACTTTTGCAGGTGGCCGCCAAGCTAAGCCTAAAGAAGTTATCTGGGAAGGTAATTGCATTAAGCGACTTGACCCATATAATACCTTCTATGATACACGAGTCGCTCCTACGCATGTGCATACTGACGGTGAATTTATTGGTTATACAGAGCTTAAATCTCGTGTAGCTCTTAAAGCCTTTATTAATACTCTGCCTGATAAAATGGTAGATAATATTACTGCTGCGTTTGAATCTGGTCTCGGCTCAATCGCAGTATCTGGAGGACTTGAGTCTTATTTCACTCCTTCTGTGAATCCAGCCGCTATGGTTAATACTAACATGCGAGCTACTACTAACTGGCTCTCCTGGGCAGAGCTTTCCGGAGCAGATAAAAAGATTCAATACAAAAACATGTATGAAGTTACTACGCTTTATGCGCGCATCATTCCTAGTGATTTCTCTTTGCGGGTACCTGCTCCTAATACTCCACAGATCTGGAAATTTATTATTGTAAATCATTCTGTAATTATCTATGCTGAGCGACAAACTAATGCACATGGATATCTTCCAATTATGATCTGCCAGCCACAGGAAGATGGACTTCAGTACCAAACAAAGTCTCTTGCTAATAACGTGAAACCAATTCAGGAAGTATCTTCTACTCTCATGAATTCAGTAATTGCAGCCCGTCGCCGCGCTATTAGTGACCGTGGGCTTTATGATCCTTCTCGAGTAAATAAGTCTGATATTAACTCTGCAAATCCCTCTGCCAAGATTCCAGTACGAGCTTCTGCATATGGCAAACCTTTGGGGGAGGCATACTTTCCAATTCCATTTCGAGACGATCAATCATCTCTAATCATCCAAGAGATCGGACTTCTAGGAAATTATGCAAATACAATCAGTGGCCAGAATCCTGTAAAGCAAGGGCAATTTGTAAAAGGTAATAAGACCCAAAAAGAGTTCTCGGATGTGATGGCTAATGCTAATGGACGGGATCAAATGACTTCTATGCTTCTAGAAGCTCAGATCTTTACTCCAGTTAAAGAGATCCTTAAAACTAATATCATTCAATATCAGGGAGGAACTTCAGTATATAACAGGGAAAAGAATCAACAAGTTACAATTGATCCTGTAGCCCTGCGTAAAGCTGTGATGGAGTTCAAAGTGTCTGATGGACTTACTCCTACAGATAAACTCATTAACGGCGATATTATGATGGTAGCAATGCAGCAAATTGGTTCCTCTCCGCAGATTGGCTCAGGTTATAATATTGCTCCATTATTTTCTTATCTGATGAAAACTCAGGGCGCGCATCTCAAAGAATTCGAGAAATCTCCAGAGCAAATGGCATATGAGTCTGCAGTAGCTCAGTATCAGCAAATGGTAATGCAGCTCTATAAGCAAAATCCAGATCAAGATCCTGCAAAGCTTCCACCTCAACCTACGCCCGAGCAATTTAAATATGTACCTGCGGGTAATAATGTACAGCCCTCTGCGCCTCCTAAATCTACTACTTCACCATTTCCACTGGAGCCACAATAATGTCTCATGTTATCTCTAATCAATTTACTCAGTATGATCTTTCTGAAGCAGAACTTTCTGCTGGTTTGATTCTTTCAACTTTTCAGAAATATGTAATTCAGAACCGTATCGCTGAAGCTGCTGCTCAGAAGGTTCGTATGACTTATAACTTAGAAAATCCGACCGCATGCTTGCAACAAGAAGCAGAATTACAAGGACGAATCCTAACACTTCAGCAACTTCTAGATGACTCAGAAGAAGCTGAATTCGCAGTAGCTACACCACAAGAAGCATAATTTTATTCCCTCTCACACCACTAACTTGGAGAATCATCATGGGTATCATGGATATATTTAAACAAGCACCTGCACCTGTAGCTCCTGCACAAGGCCCAAATCCTGGACAACTTCCAGCAAATGCAGCTGCTGCTACCTCTAGCACTTCTACCGCAGCTACTGCTCCTAATGGCGTAGTGCCTGCAAGTACTGATCTTAATAGTGCTGCCAAATCCCCACTCGATGCTTTTAATGATCTTTGGCAAACTGACCCAAATGCAGCACCTACCACAGGTCAACCACTCTTTAATGTAAAACAAGAAGATCTACTGACTGCTGCACAAGCTCAGAACTTTACTTCTCATATCACGCCAGAACAGCTTGCAGCAATTGCAGCTGGCGGAGAAGGAGCAATAAAAGCATTCAGTGATTCTCTTAATGCTACAGCTCAGCATGTATATGCACGTAGCGCATTTGCTACTACTAAGATTGTAGAGAATGCGCTTGGTAAAGCTGAGCAAACGATGACCTCCCGAATTCCAGGAATGATTCGTCAACATAATGTATCTGATGGTCTTCGCACTGAAAATCCAGCCTTCGCCCATCCAGCAGCACAACCTATCATTAGTGCCCTCGAACAGCAAATGTCTGTAAAGCATCCACAGGCTACTGCTAAAGAACTTCGAGATATGGCAACTCAATACCTCGGCGCATTTGCAGGAGCATTTAATCCTGCTACGACCGAATCTGCTGGAAATCCTAATTCTCGCATGTCTGCTGGGACCGACTGGTCGACATTTCTGTAAGTTTTTTAGGTTCCTGTAACTCTTTTTTATACTTCTATTAAGGAAATTATTATGTCTACTGGTATCTTTACTACTTCCGCCCTTACTCAGGACTTGGCAGCAAAGTCATTTGCAGGAATGATTACTCGGCTAATGCCGAATGGTACTGCTCCACTATTTGCAATGACTGCCCTGCTGGAGGCTGAAACTGCTGTTCAAATTGAGCACGGGTTCTTTACTAAAACAATGTTGTTCCCAGAACTCACAGATAGCGCAGCAGGCGAGACTAACGTAGCTACTACTTTCACTGTAACGTCCACAGCCAATGTGCTTCCTGGTATGATCATGGAAGTTGATGCTACCAAAGAGCACGTTATTATTAACACTGTAGTCTCTGGTACTTCTGTGACTGTGCAACGTGCTGTTGGTTCTGTGGCTGCGACGGCAGTACCGGCCAATGCTAAAATGTATCAGGTAGGTAACGCATACGAAGAAGCATCTTTGCGGCCAAGTGCGCTTATTATCAATCCTGTGCGAATCACCAATCTTACCCAGATTTTCCGTAATACCTGGGCTATCTCTGATACGATTCGTTCCACTATGATGATTGCAGGTGAAACGAATATTGCAGAGAGTAAGCAAGATTGTGCTGCTTTCCATGCGGCCGACATTGAGAAGGCTTTGATCTTTGGGCAGAAGTCGCAAGGTACCCGAAATAGTCAACCTTTCCGCACTATGGACGGTCTGATCAATATTGTAGGTAACCTCACCTACTATCCTGCTAGTTATGCTGCTCCCAACATTAATACTGCTGGAGCAACTACGAACTACACTCAACTAGAAGGTTTCTTGGATCCAGTGTTTAATCAAGCTACGGACCCTAAAGTAGCAAATGAGCGCGTACTCTTCGTGGGAGGTCAAGCAAAGCGAGTGCTTAATAACATTGGCCGCCTGAATGGTACTTATATGATGGTAGATGGTGCAACTTCTTATGGCCTGCAGTTCTCCACATTTAAGACTGCTCGCGGTACTTTCCGAACTGTAGAGCATCCGCTATTCAATACTAATGCAAGCTGGAGTAAGATGGCAATTGCTGTTGATCTTACTACTTTCCGGTGCGCATATCTCGGCGATCGTAAAACTCAAAACAAAGAGTTTAATACTGATAACGATGCAACTGATAACGGTATTGACGCTGTTGGTGGGACCCTTACTACAGAGCTCACCGCTGTAGTTAAGAATCCTCCAGCTAACGCAGTTATTTATAATCTGACTGCAGGTGCGCAAGGTTAATAGTATTTGAACTTTCTAGGCTCTCTTTCAAGGGGGCGTTTTGCAGAGGCTAGATGATTCTAGTCTCTGCTTTTTTAAGGACACATTATCATGTCAATGAAAAATCTATATAAAAGTCGTCTTCCTGTTTGTATCTATTTGTTTGCAAATGGGAAACCTGCAGTTTTTGCAGAAGGTAAATATGCTACAAATCATCCTGATGAAGTGGAAGCCTTGAACAAAGAAGTTGCTTATGGCCACCCACATATCTATATTGATGCTGAAGAGTCTGAGATTGATTCTAAGTATCAAGATCCAATGGAAGCTATTCGTGCCCGAATCATCTCTGATTATATTGCTCAACAAGCAGCTGCTACTAATCCAGCGAATGATCGAGGCACCACGGATATGACAGAGAAGCTGAAAGGCATCAGCACTAGTGCTACAGTTGCTGCTCTTGCTTCAGGCTCTAGCTCTGGATCTAGCTCAGTATAATTTCTATCCTTAACTTCCTAGAGAGACTCAAATGGCAGACTTCGCATCCTTAGTAGCTGATGTAATTTCCCTCACTAATCACCCTGAACTCGTGGGAGAAACTGCTCTGGCTGTAAAGTCTGCCACTCTTAAAATGCACAGTACGGATTTTTATTTCAAAGATCTATTTGAAACAGCAATTCAATATTCTGAGCAAGACTATATTCAGGTCATTGAATATCGCACACTGTTTCCTAAATATAGATCTTTGAAATATCTTCGTAAGTTTGATGCTCCAACTAATACTCCTGGAGTTTTCTTTGATCTTGTAACTCCTGAAGAAATTCTAGATTCTTATAAAGCACAACGCTCTAATGTATGCTATGTGGCAGGTTCAGTAATTCAAGTACGTTCTAATACTCCAGATCTATATGCTCTGATTGGCGTATACCTAAGCCCTACTGTAGATTCTCCAGAGACTTATAATTCTTGGATTGCCCTTGAGCAGCCTTATGCAATTGTGTTTGAAGCTGCTGCAATGGTGTATGGACTTCTTGAGAATGATAAAGCAAAAAGTGCTTTTCTACAGGAAGCAGCAGATCAGATTTCGCTGCTGCGCATGAATAATATAACTGCGATTGGGTCATAAAAATGGGTGCTTCTATTTGGGAAGGCAGTACAACAATTGCTAGTACTGCAAATGCAAATAACTCCTATAAGTCTGAGCGGTTTGCGGCAAATGCAAGTCATGTAACCACGGGACTTTTTACTCTTACAGTATTTGTATATGCTGTTGGAACAGGCTCATTGGATGTATTTATCAACGGAGCAAGTCAATTCATTACTATAGACTTTACTGAGACCTCTCCTACTACTGTAACAGTTCCTGGAGTAGAACTTGGAGACATAGTTGTAATTCGTGGACTTATTGGAGGTGATGCTTCTCAGTCTGCTGCTGCAAGTGCGGCTGCGGCTGCTGCACAGGCCGCTGCTTCTGCTGCTTCCGCGACAGCTGCTGCTGCTTCTTATGCCTCTATTCTTGCACTTAGCTTGCCGAATCTTCCACTATCTATAGCTAATGGAGGAACTGGAACTACCACAAAGTCCGCCGCCTTTCTAGCTCTCGCTCCTATTCCAGTTGCTAATAAAGTAATTGGCTCTACAGATGGTGTTAATTTCAGTATGGTATCTACAGGTATTAGTTCAGTCACGGCTATTACTATACCTACAACTCTCACAGCAGCAATTCTTGCATACCACGCAATTGCAATGACAAGTCTTGGAGGATCTATTACTCTTCCAGATGCTACTACTCTCAATATTGGTGGACCTCGTGCAATCTTCGATAATACTAAAGGCCTGTATCCTGTAGGTATCAGGAATGCGTCAGGAGTTCTTATTGGGGCAATCGCGGCTGGCGGTGAGGCATTCGTAGCTCTTAAAGATAACAGTACTGCTGCAGGTGTTTGGAGTATGACTGGTTCTAATCTAGAACCTGGACTTGTTACTCTAGACACTCCGCTAACCAGTACATATGCAGGTCAAAACTTTATGGCCTCTTTAGTTATTGATGCAACTACAAGCCTACACTTTGCCGCTGTAACTGCGGGAGGGTTTTCGGCTTTTGTTGTAGATAGTTTAGGTAACGTAATTAGTACTCCTCTTTATATAGATCCAACACCAGGAGCAGTTCCTGTCGCCGCATTTAAAGTTACGGCCACTACATTTATATTGTTTTACTCTGTTTCAACTATTTATAGTGGTGCTATACTTCTTACACTTACTGGAGCAAGTCCTTCTTTTGGGCTTACTGCCGGTTCCGGAACTGCAGCTGCTGATGGGCTTGCCTGGGCAAATGAAGATTTAATTGGAGCACCAAAACTAGTTCAACTTACTCCTAACTTATATTTTGCTGCTTATACTTCTAGCACTACGGCTCGATGTGTTGCAATTTCCGTGGCAGGTACAGCAGTGACTAATGGCCCCTTGGTTGATACAACAGTGGCAACGTCTACCGCAAATGCTGTAGCTGCTGTTGCTCTTACTGCAACCACAGCATTGTTCCTATATTCCGTTTCAAATGCTATGGTAGCAAGAGTAGTTACAATTGCTGGAACTACTTGTACTCTTGCAGCTTCTGCTACGAGTCCAATTACTAGTACCCAAACAGCTCTTGCTTCTTTCGCACTTCTTTCTCCTACGAAATTAGTTGTTGCGTCAGACGCCTCTAGTTCTACTGCCTCATCTGTAGTACTTACAATTGCGGGTACCGTTGTTTCTTGGGGAGCTTCTGTCACAGTGGATAGCACAAATGCAGGACTTACTTCTGCACTTATCTATATCGGAGGAGGGGCAACTCGATATGTGCCTCACCTATTTCCTCTTAGTGCTAATACTGCCCTACTCTGGTGGCAAGATAATACTTCGCCTTTTGGATCAAGGACTACAGTACTTACAGAAAATGCGGGCACTGTAACTGTTGGACCAATATTCTATAATACTATAGCTTACGCCAATGCTATTGGTGCTGGATTTCCTTCTCAGTTTGGAGCAACAGAATTTCTTACTGCCCAAGTAACGGCTACTGGAGGCGGTGGATATCAACAAATTTTTGTAGCCAATAAGATTGCAGGTACTGCTATCACTAAAGGAGCTTCTAAATATTTGCCTATTTATGAGCCTCCCACCACAATGGCAATGACTCGAATTAGTGCAGGTAAATACTTAATTTCTGCTGCAGCCCCTCTTAACGTGACTACAGTAACTGGAATTCATGTAGTTTCTACTAATGGAGACGCAATAAATTATGGGGGTAGTATTTCCTGTGCTCCTATTACAATTGCTAGGCATATTCCTATCTCTGCTACAAGAGCAGTTCTAGTTGGATACACTAAAAGTAATCCTAGCTCTGCGGCAGCTTCACAAGTACGAGTCATTAATATGGAGATTGTATCATGACCGATTCTACCTCTGCTCCTATTCTTCAGCTTCTAGTAATAGGTGCTACTATTATTGCAAAGGGGCCATTTACTATAACTACTGAAGAAATTATATCTTCTGATTGTATCTATCCAAAAAGTATCCTAGAAGGATATCAGATTCTAGACACCTCTTGTCCTGAAGACTTAGATATTAACGCATACTGGGTTCAAGCAGGCTCTATTGTGCCGCGGCCTGCGAAACTTCCAAATGAGGCAGAACTTATTACTCTCAAAGACTATAAACGCGCAGAGATTAATTCTTCTTGGGACTCTGCTGATAACTCTACATTCTCTTGGTCCAATAAATCTTTCAACTGTGACGCACAAGCAAAAAATTCAATTAATGGAGTAGCTACTAATATCCTCCTGATCGGTACTTTTCCAGAGAATTTTCCCGGTGCATGGAAGTGTGCAGATAATACATTCGTTATGATGGATACAGTAGAGAAATTTAAGTCCTTCTATGCTGCAATGACTAAACAAGGAACATTGAACTTTATTCATGCACAGGATTTAAAACAGCAGCTTGAAGCAATTACTTCCGTAGATGCTTGGAAGATTCCAAATATTAATTGGTAAGCACGCAAATGATACTGCGCTTGCGAGACTGAATCTAGAATTGCCAGAGTCTTTCTGGTAATAGGTACTAGTGACTTCTCACTAGAGTAGGAGAACTGGAATGGAATCTTATCCAGTACACCATAGTAGCGAAAGTGCTCCTGAGAAATCTTGTATTCCAGGAGAGGCAATTACTACTACCGTAGGATCTAACGTAAAGGAGAGTAAAATGGACGGCCAACATGATAAAGTCGATGTTCAGAATATTTTTAAGCCTGGACATGGGCATGACGGCGGTGGCGGCGGTGGTCTCGGTACTATGGCAGCAATTGCTGCTCTTGGAAATCGTAATGACCATAGCAGTAGTATGTTGCCAGCACTAATGGCAGGGCATGGTGGTATGGGAGGCATGGGGGGTTTTGGTGCAGGTTTGGTTGGAGGTGTCTTGGGCGGCTTATTGTTCAATCGTCGTGGCCTCGGAGGTGGCGATGGCGATGGCACTTCTGGGCCTAGCTGCGGTCAAGTTGCTTTCGATCAAACCATTTTGAATGGTATTACTGGGCTTACTGCAGCAGTTCCAACTACTGCACTACAGACTCAGAATGCACTTCAGAACTCTATTGGGCAATTGGCGCTGGCAGATCAGCAAGGTTTTGCCAATACCAAAGATGCCGTGTTTGCTACAGCCGTTGTTACGCAAGGTGCTGTGGCAGGCGTTAAAGATGCAGTGCAAAATACCTCCGCTGCACTAGCTGCTGCACTCTGCAATGTGAATCAAAACATCAGCGCACAAGGCTGCATGACACGTGAAGCTATTGCATCTTCTACTACTACGATCCTGCAAAAACTCGATCAGAATACGATTGATGAATTGCGGCATGAGCGGGATCGTGCTGAGCGTTCGATTGAAGTTAATGCACTACGTTCGCAGGTGGATATTACTAACACTAATACTGCAACTGCTACGCAATCGCAAACTCAGAATCAGTTCCAGTTCCAACTGCAAGACCTGAATAACAAGTTTAGCCGTCTGTGCGATTTGGTTAACATTGTACATCAGGAAGCTCGTGCTACCAACAACAACGTCATCGCAGGTAATACTGGTGCCGTTACTACAGGAGCACAAACTAGCACGGCAAGTCCTACCAGTGTTAATACTTAATCTTATAAGATTAAGGTAAATTATAAGTTCCAGACGACCTCAGAAGTTTTGGGGTCGTTTTTTAAAGGAGTAATATATTATGATGGAAATGATACTCGCAGAATATTTGCGCACTAATGCAAAAGAAGCAATTCAATTAATCATGACCACAGGTCCCATAAGAAACTATATTGTTAGTATCTTGGATGAAGCACAGTTGAAGTGGCTCTCAAATGAGATAGTAACAAATCCTACAAGACTTATTACTTATGTGAATTCCGCCGCAGGTGCACAAGTGATTAAAGATTTTATAGCTGCATATGCTCTGAGTACTGTACCAGCACCGGCTCCGGAAATTGCACAAGCTCCTGCTCCTGCATCAGTTCCAACTTCGGTTCCATCCTCTATTCCTACAGTATCTTATGCACCTCCTACCTATTCAATATTTCCAACAGCGGAGAAATTAAAATGATTACACGCGTAAAAGGTGCTGCATTCTCTACTCAAGATAACATTGGATACATTAGTCTTGGAGATACTCCTGGAGCTAAGGGAGATGGAGTAGTAGATAATACATCTGCACTAACTACCGCACTTGCCTCTGGACTTCCTGTCTATATCCCTCCCGGTACCTGGCTAATTTCTCCAATCGTAGTACCTGTAAATAGTACAATCTTCGGCGCAGGCACTAAATCTATTCTTCGACTCAAGTCCGCAGTTGTAGGTTCTATGCTTACTCTTGGGTCTGGTACCTCTGTGCACCTACTTACTATAGATGGAAATAAAGCAGGACAAGCATCTGCGCTTAATCATGGAATAGCCGTTGTAAATGCCGTAGATGTAAAACTCGGACAGCTTTCAATTATTAATACAATCGGAGATGGAGTTAATATTTCCGGAGGCTCTACAGTAGGAACTAAAATTATTGACTGTAATTTCACAGGATTCATGAAAACCGGAATTACAGTAGAGAATGGAGTGCTTGCTTATATATCTGGATGTCATACAGATATATCTGATGTGCTGGCAATTCCTGGAGATGGTATTGCACTTGCCCCTACAATTGGAGGTGCGCTAATCTATGGAACTATCATTCAAGGCTGCACCTCTCGTAATCTAGCAGGCCGCGGCATTGCTGTAATCGGGTTTGGTTCTAAGAATGTATTAGATACTACGATCAGTGGATTTGCCACTACTGTAGCAGGCTCACATGGGATTCATTTATTGAATACTCAGCGAGTACTAATTGCAGGTACGTCTATACGTTCTTGTACAGGAGATGGATTTCGTATCGAGGGAGATGTAGTGTACTGCCGAATCTCAGAATGTGTTGCATACTCTAATACTGGCACTAGTTTCCGTGAAGTAGTTGCAGGTGCTACTCCAAATAATAATGGATTTATCTATAATGTATCCAACAACAATGGATCTGATACAGTTGTAAAAGTTGGCGCACAGTCATTTATTGTGTAATTCTTGGAGACTCTGATGACACAACTAACTTATCGTGCAAATCTAACAGCAGCTACGATTCCATTTCTATCTGAACTTCAAGGCCGCACAGTAATTATACCTTCCATCGATCAAAACTTCTCTAGGCAATTGAACTCTCCAAAGGATGCCGATCGCAATATCGGTATTCCTCAGGTATATTATGGGCACAATATTGTACCTACTGATGCGGGCTTTATCTCTGTTTCCTATTTACCAATTGCAAATCCTCCGGCTGATTCTGATTTTACCTTTCGAGATATTTTTGTACTCCGAGACTCTGCAGATAATAAAGCCTATCTGGTAAATACAGGATCTGGAAGAAATTATGTGCTCACAAGTACAGGGGCTGGGTGGTTACGCACTACAGATAAGGCACCAGCAGGTACTGGAATTGTAAGTACTGCCTATGTAAATGGTGTGACTTATATCTACTTTGGTGGGCTAGGTTGTTTCAAATACAACTTCGCTACCAATGCGCTGGATCTTGTAACTCTCACCTCTCTGAATGCAACTACTATTCTAGGAATTTGCGCAGCTAGTGGGTATATGATCGCGTGGACATCCAATTCTATTGCCTGGTCAAGTACCCTGGACCCAACAGACTTCACGCCCTCACTAGTTACAGGAGCCGGCGGCTCTCCAGTGCAAGCGATTAAAGCAGCAATTACTGTGTGCGTAGTACATGCGGCAGGGTTCATAATTTATACTAAAGTAAATGCAGTGGCTGCAGTATACACAGGCAATTCACAATTTCCATTCTCTTTAAAAGAAATTGTATCTGCGGGAGGCGTATCTTCTTTTGCAGTGGTAGGATTCGATGGAAATGGTACAGATCATTTTGCATATACAACTGCAGGTGTGCAGGCAATCTCTGTAACTAAGACAGCTACTGTATTTCCTGCAGCTACTGACTTTCTTGCCGGATCTCAGTTCGAAGATTTTAATGAAACAACTGCTCAGTTCGTTGTAACTGTACTTGGCTCTCCGATGCAGAAGAAATTAACTACTGTCGCAGATCGCTATCTGATTCTCTCATATGGAATCAACTCTCTAACTCATGCGCTGTTCTATGATTTTTCTTTGGCGCGTTGGGGAAAACTAAAAGTGCCTCATGTAGATTGTTTCGAGTATCAAGTACTTGATCCTGTGGTAGTTGAAACTCCTCGTAGATCTATCGGATTCCTTCAGTCTGATGGATCAGTAAAGGTTCTAGCTATGTCATATGATACAGCAGCTTCTAACGGAGTAATGATAATGGGAAAATATCAATATCAGCGCCCTTATTATACTACTTTGCTAGAAGCGCATTTCGAGAATGTAAAGGCAGGCGCAAATTTTAATATACGAAACTTGGTCTCTATTGATGGAACTAACCAAGTAGCTAAGGACCTGTATCTGCAAACATCTGCAGGACTCTATAGGAAATTTATTGGAAGGCAGACAGGAGTTAATCACTCTCTTTTAGTAACAGGTGGGTTTCATGCCAGCTCTGTTGAACTTAAATTTTGTACTAATGGGGCAGTGCGATAAAGACTAAAATCTTAGAGCCCTAAGGAGAACTTAGTATGGTCACAAAATTTACAAGTACAATTAATACCAATCTTCCGCTAGTTCCTGGAGTTGAAGATCCTGATCTTAATGCAGAATTTCAAACTGTATATAACGCAATTCAGGCACTGCATGTTCAAGTAGATTCACTTACTAAGAATGTTGCGAATTTACGAATATTTGTCGGCGCCCCGCCATATCCATAACACTTCATGTGGCTATAAGGAATTTAATATTATGAATCTCTCAGAACATTTCACTCTTGAGGAAGCTGTTTTTTCTTCAACAGCTAGGCGGCGAGGACTTGATAATACTCCAGGCGAGCACACAATAGAAATTATGAAATCTACGGCCACAGAGCTGGAAAAAGTACGCCGCATTTTAGGTAATCAGCCACTTCATATTGACTCTTGGTATCGCTCTCCCGAGGTAAATCAAGCTGTTGGTTCTAAGCTCACATCTCAGCATATCCTTGGGCAAGCGGTTGATTTTGTAGCTCCTAGCTATGGCGACCCTCTTGCAGTTTGTAAGAAATTAATTGAGGAGATAGATCTAATACAGTTTGATCAATTAATATTAGAACATACGTGGGTACATATCTCCTTTGCAATCCCCAATACTGCTCCTAGGCACCAAGTGTTATCTTCACTGGCAGGAGGCAAGTATGCTATTGGATTAACTAACAGACTTGGAGCTTGTTATGAGTATTGAAGCCGAGGTCGGATATATGAAAGGAACAGTAGACGCTATGGATACACGGCTCACTAAAGTTGAGGCCAAAGTAGATGCTATTGATTCAAAGGTAGATACGATCCTAAATAATATGTCAGAAGCTAAAGGAGGCTGGAAAGCAGTTTCTCTAGTTGCTTCTACGTCTGTAATTGCTGGCGGAGCTGCGGCAAAATTACTCCATTTTCTTGGCATGCTAGGACGATAAGGATCTTAATATGAATGACACATTAAAAGCTCTAAGTGCTGTAATTCCTACAATTGCTACTGCATTGGGTGGCCCACTTGCAGGAATTGCAGCTAAATTTGTAACTGATAAATTAGGACTCTCCACAGATACAAGTCCTTCTGCAGTGACTGCAGTTCTAAGTGGCATGGATCCGACAGCTCTTAAAGAATTCTCTGCCCAAGAGTTTGAATTTAAAACTAAACTTGCAGAACTTGGTTATGCAAATCTCCAAGCAATTGAAGAAGTAAATGCCAAAGTAGTTCTTGCAGTTAATGAGACCATGAAGACTGAAGCTACTTCAGAGCACTGGCCTACTTATAGCTGGCGTCCATTCATTGGATTCTCCTTTGGTGCGTATATTACTTCTCTTTGGTTACTTCCTTTATTCCATGTAACTCCTGTAATTATGAACCCTGATATTGTTATGGCTATCGGAGGAATCTTAGGAGTAGCTTCTTATTTCCGAGGCAAGGCACAAGCAGACTCAGCGGCTTCCAATACTAATTTAAGCAATAAAGGATAAGGCCATGGCATCTACCCTTGACGAAATTACAAAACTGCTGGCACAAACTACTCCTGGGTCTCAGACTCAAACATCTAGTGGCGGACAGGTTTCCCAGACCATTACAGATACAGGTGCCACAACTACTGGAACTACCAGTACCTCGGGCCGCACCGATGTTTCCACAACTTCTGGGCGTACCGACGTTCAGCAACTTATGCTCAGCGATGAGGATGTAAATCTTCTAGTAAATAAGATTCTTGAATCTAATCAAGGACTTGCATCTGTAACTAGTGGAGAGAAAGCTGCAGGTTTGTATGGAGCTACAACTACTGGAACTATGGCCGGAAACCTGGTAGCTCGGGCGGCCGCGGAAGCTGAAGCTAAACGTGCTCCTCTAGTTACAAAGATTGGCGGTCAGACAACTACTAATATTACTGGAGGAACTACAGGAACTACTAGTTCTATCACAGGTCCTTCTACTAGAACTGCTGAAACAGTTACAGGTCCTTCTACAATTAAAACTGATAAAGCCTCAGCAATTGATATGGGCGATGCCTTGCGCAAAGCTGCAGGTCTTGGACTTAGTTCCATGGCTATTGATGCACTTAAAAACTACGGCATTTCAGGATTGAAATCTTATCTAAGCTCTGGTACAGGAGCTACAGAACTTAGAAATTTAGGCTCTTCTCTTATTAGTCCTGGCGTAGCTGGAGGCCTTGGCGCAGGTACAGCGGCCCCGCTAATAACTGCTGGAGAACTTGGAGCAGCCCCTACTGCTCTTGGCTCTGATGTCTGGGGAATGTTAGATTCTTTCGGCGCTGGGGCTGGAGGCGCAACTGCCAGCGCCGCAGATGTTGCAAGTTTATTTGGGGGAGGAACTGCAGATATTGGAATTAGTTCTCTCTTGGAAGGAGGGTCTGCTGCTGCGGGATTTGGAGAAGCGGCGGGAGGCTTAGCTGCAATTACTGGAGAAGAGCTAGGACTTGGAGGGGCTGCACTCTCTGAAGCTGGTTGGGCAGGACTTGGAGGTATGGAAGCTGCGGGAGCTGGCGCAGCAGAAGCTGGAGCAGCTGCAGGCGCAGGGTTAGGAACTGTAGCAAGTGGAGCTGGAGCAGCTCTTGGATATTATACTAGTATGGCAGCACCAATCGCTATAACTGGAGTAATTGGTAAAGCTCTAGGAATTAAAGAACTTCCGCATTGTTTCATTACTACTTCTGTCTGTAAATATTCCAATAAGCCAGATGACTGTGAAGAGCTTCAAGTTCTTCGTGCATTCAGAGATACTTATATGCGAGCTTCTCCTGAACGCCAAACTAAGGTAGATCAGTATTATAATGAAGCTCCTGGAATTGTAGCTACGATTGAAGCCATTCCTGATGGATTTACTAAGCGCCATATTTACACTACTATGTATAAAGAGTTTATTGTTCCTGCACTTGAAGCAATTTATGGAGATCAAAACCATACAGCTGAACTCTATTATACTGCTCTGTTTAATTATGCAGCAGCCGTAGCCGCAGACCATACACTCGGAGAATAAAATGGCAGATGACACGCTCAATCAACTTCTTGCTGCTATTGGTATTCAAAATAAACAAGTTGCTGCTCAATCGCAGACTGTTCAGGATATGCTCGCACAGCAGCAAACTATTCAGCAAGACGCAATCAAGCAAACAGTTATTGCAGGAGAATCTGGCAAGGCTGGGTTGCAGGTTGCAGAACTTGCAGCTCTTAAAGCTCAGGAACATAGCTCTAACTTTGCGGCCCATCTTGGAACTAACCCAGACTCTGCAACTTATATTATGAATGATCTTGCAGATAAGTGGAGAGAATCTCAGTCAGAATCACTTGCTGCGAAACAATCATTAGTAGATAAGACTTCAGTTAAATTCTCTGACAACCCTGCGAAGTGGTTGATCAATCAACTTACTCTAGGTGATGATATTACTGCTGTAGATGCAGCTTCTGCCAAAGAGGCGCAGATTAAAGGGGCTCTGAGTTTTGCCCAACAAGCAACTCAATCACAAGTTGCAACTAACAATGCAATCGCCGCCACTAGAACTGCAGGTTCCGTACAGGCTAAATTGGATGAAGCTCAAGCACAAGTTAATCTGAATGTTGATCGCCAGAAGATTCTAAATGTGGGCCAGAATATTTCTGGGATCATGAATTTGAACCAACTTAGTATGGAACAGATTCAACTTCTTGGCACCGCAAATACGGCGCGCAAGCAAGATGAGCAATTTAAATTTCAGAAACAAGAATTCGATATGCGTCGCCAAGAAATGGCTATGCGAGTAAAAGAATTCTCAATACGACTGGAAGAGAAACAAGCAACTACTGATCAAATGCAATCACTTGCCTCACTTACACAGGCAGGACTTAGTGCGCTTGGGTACAAAGAGCAAGCAGTATTTCCAAGTACGAAAGTATTAGCACTTTTGAAATCGGGCGTTCCTCTCTATAAGCAAGCACTAGAGATTGGAATGAATGTAGCTTCTGCTCCTGCCGGATATCCTGCAATTTCTGATTCTGCTGGAAAACTTGCAAGTCTTATTGAACAGACAGGTGCACCTCTCCAAGCTACAGATAAAGATATTAGGAATCTACTTCTTAGCGCACAGCACTCAGCTAAGACTCCTGCTCCAGGTAAAACCTATGATGTCAATAAACCTGAACAAGTTCAAGCTGAAGTAGATAAGCTTATTGAGGGTGAGACTAATAAGATGCTAGGTAATGTAATGGCCGGAGGAAAAAGTAATATCTATGCACCCCAACCATTACCTGTAGTTCTTAGTGCAAATCAGGCCATAGCAAATTCTAATTATGTCCGAACTGTGCTTGCTCCCCAAATGGCTGCTGGAGCCATGCAGGAATTTAACCCTGACCAAATTATTGGACTTACAAAGAATGCAATTCGAGAGGGAAAAATTAAACTCGATGCAACCACAATTAAAGAAATGACTGGAGTATTTATTGCTGCGACCCAGCAAAATAATACTGTGTATGCGTATCGAGGTAAAGGCTTGCAGCCTCAGCAGACATTTAATATTCTTTCTGAGACTGGAGTCTTTGGATCTATGAATAAGTATGATATGACAAAGACTACAGATGTAGGTAGATTGCTGATGAAGTCTCTATATCAGGAACAATGGGGCAGCTCCCAAGCTATAACTCCTGCAGGCTATCACGATTAATCACATATATCTCCCCCTATTCTCTCTTAGGAGCTCACCGTGCCAGATACCTCATTCAGCTCTACAGATGTTACTCAGCAGTTTCAGGATCAAAAAGAATATCAATTTGCAGGAGACTCGCACAACTATGGAAATGGAAACTTTGCTGTCACTGATCCTCTTACTTGGGGAGAAGGCTTAGCAAACAGTGGAAAGTTTATTGTGTCTGCAGTGGCTAGTGGGCTTAATGGATTCTACAATACTGGAGTCTCTGTTGCCAATTGGTTTGGTGCAGAAGCACAGCAAAATGATATTGCAGATCAGCTTGGACTTATTGATGATGATCTTGGTAACTACTATCGTAAGAACCGTGAAGCTGCAGATACGGCAGGTTTTGTGGTGAGTATGTTTGTTCCAGGACTTGGGGGAATAAAACTCTTAAATGCAGGCCAGAAGCTATTACGAGTTGCAGCTGAGACTGGGACGATTGGAGGTAATTTTGGAAAGGCTATGGGATTGCTTACCCCACAGACAGAAAGATATCTGAGCCTTGCTAGGGCGGATATTGCTGCAAGCAATGCAACATATTCAGCTCTTAGTGCGAATACACTTAAAGCCGTCGGAGCTGGTTATGGCCAAGCTGCGCTTGAGTCATTTGCATTTGAGGCCGCAGTAGCAGCTACGGATTTTAAGTCTCCAGTACTAGATAAAATGGATGGCTGGGATCTTGCAAAGAATATTGCAACAGGTACTATAGTAGGTGGCGTAATTGGTGGAGCTATCAGTCACGCGATTGGGTACGGAGGGATTAAAGGTGCAGTTAAGGCTATAACGCCTGAAGAACAGATGTTCTCTAATGTTGCAGACATTACGGGGCTTACACCTGCTCAGAAAATTATTATGCGAAGTGACCATTTGGAGACTATGCCATTAGCTCCAAGTGCACAGGAACTGGTGAATCCAAGTGGCCCCTTCTCAGGAGTACGAGCTCTTGTACAAGACTTGCCAGCAGAGCAACAGGCAGGCTATGCTCAGACTTTTGCTACGAAGTTCTCGCGTCTGCAGTCTGAAACTATTAATAAGATGCAGACTGCAAATCGCATGGATATTCATTCGATGGCAACTGGTGGAGATAAGGATCTTGGAAATCTTGTGGGGGACCTGATGCATGGCGCACCTAAGCAACAAGTGCTCGCCAACTTCTCGGACTTACAAGAAATCGGCCGCCTTGATTCCAAACTTAAAGCAGAGGCTGTAATTAGTAAATTTAATAAAGAGCAACTCAAAACTCTTCCGGATATTGCACAAGATATTACTATGCCTCCTAGTAAGATTGGGTATGTTAAGTTGAGTGGAGAAGGTACAGGCGATCTTTCGTTTAGCCGTCCTACAGTTTCTAGGCTTGGTGATGTCTTTGAATCTACATCTGCTGTAGATAAGGCAGTACGTACATATAAATTCTCAGATACTAAAACCTGGAGCGCAATCGAATCCCATGATCCTCTGGAAGCTGATGCTCGATATCTGTGGGCAGCTACTGCGGGCAAAGAACTTAAAAATGGAGCAGTGCTTGGAGAACATGATATCCCAATGATTGAACAGGCAGTGCTTAATAAACTAGATACTATCACAGTGAAAGCTGCTGATGGTACAAAGTATTCAATTGATTCTTTTGATGATATCGTTAAGCACCTGCAAGTATCTAAAGAAGAAGCAGCTAATGAATTGCTGAGCGCAGCGCGGGCCGGTGATGCTCCTGAAAAATTGAGCGCTCCACAAATTGCAGATATTGTGAATGTGAAGCAATCCTATCTGCTCGGAGAGCGTACAATTAATAATTCTCTCGATGACATCATGGCACGACAAGTCACTCAGCGGGCATATGCTCAGGACTTGAAATCTAAAGGATTATGGGAGCAAGCCAAGGAAGATTCATTTCTCACTCAGCCTACTTATATGAAGGCCGCGTATAGCACAGAACAAGTTACTGATAATAGTGGGAATATTCTTGCTGGCATGGCTAAACTCAAAGCACAGCAGAAAGTATATATAGAAGGTATTCGTGCTGTTGTTGCGGATAATATTCCAATAGGCATACTTAACCGATTCCTTCATCCTTCTGAGGATATGTTGAGGACTGCAAGTCGAGAAGGTGCAGGCCCAGGCTTGGTATCTTTTACCAATGCAGGTTATCATTCTCTTGGATCTGCAATGGAGTTGAATGGAGCAGCAACTGCAGCATTTCAGAAAGCTTTGAAAGATACTACTTCGACTACGCTGGAATCTGCGCTATATAAGATCTCCTCAAATCAAGAAGCTGCAATTGGGTTTGAATCTATTAATAACTTTCTGAAATCCACCTCAGAGAGATATGGACTAAATGCAGAAGGTACTGGGATGGTGCCCCTTAAATTGCTTGATTGGCAAGCTGCAATTAAAGCTGGATCTAAGAAAGCTGCTCCAGAATTGCAAGCAGGTGCACCACACTTTGTGCCCATAGATCATCCTGATGTATTTAATGCTTGGGACCTTCGCACACAACTTACTGGTACCAGGACTCAGGCGCTCAGTGATCTTCGGAATGCTCAAGGACTCACTGATATCAAAGATCCGCGAGCACTTCGTCCTATCCGCCCTGATCCAAAAGACTATCCTTTCTTTGCTACAGTTGTAGATGAGAACGTGACTGGAGTAGGACACAAATCTATGATTCATGCAGCTTCTGCTAGAGAACTTGATGCTCTTATTGATAGAGTGCCCTCACAATTTAAAGTGTACAAGAAAGGAGAAACCTCTGAACACTTTAAAGGTTTGGGCGAATTCGATTATGAGATGACATTGCATGAAAATTATATCGATTCAAGTCTTAAATCTGCAGGCGTAGCTTCTGACTTTTTCCAACGTACTGATCCTACTAAAATAGCAGAATCATTTCTACGGGATCATTTGCGTTCTGATGATATCTTTGCCCGTGAACTTGTTAATGCAAAGTTTGAGCCTGAGTTTTCTTTCTTGCGTCAGATGGGAGATCAGTATTCAGCTACGGCAACTTCTAAATATACTGGGTCTGTGCGACAACTAGAAGCAGAAGCTACTAATCCATACACTTCTTATATTAAAACCGCGCTCAATATCTCCCGAGTTAGTGAGCACCCATATATTATGGGGCTTAATAATATGCTGGATAAAGGCGTCAGTACAATCTACCGTGCAATTGATGACGCATTCAGTGCTGCTCGTAATCCAGCAGAGCTTGATTCTGTTAACTCTCTTCTCCAAGCCCATGGAATTAATAGTGGCTATCGAGACGCAGCTACTGACGCACTTGCAAACCACACTGCTCCTAAAGGAACACTGACTCGATTCATTTCTAATGCAAATAGTATTCTCTCTACGATCTCACTTCGTCTTGATCCTCTCAATGCGATCAATAATGCAATTGGGTCTACTGTATTATATGGCTCTGAGACCAAGAGTTTTCTAAATGCCATGCAAGGTGTAGGACCTGAGATTGCTGGCCCGCTCTCAGGACTTCTGCGTATGCCTGTACCTTCAGCAGCTACTCTTGCTGGAGCTCAGTCTGATAGTGTACTTACTGCTGGTAAGTTGATGCTTAATGCAGTTAAGAACTTTACTACTCCAGAAGCTATGACTTTGGGAGGCGAGCCGCTTAAAGCATTCTATGCTCGTAATGGTTGGAGCACTAGACTCACTGATCAATTCCACAGTGTGCTAGAAAATCTTACTCTTGCAGGTACTGAGAGCGTAGGAACTATAGAGAGTAAGCTCTCTGCCGCGTTTAAATCTGCTAAAGTCCTGGCAGAAAAAGGTGAAGTACTTACCGGGAATAAATTAGCAGAAGAATTTAATCGTTTTGTTTCTGCAGACACTATGCGTCAGATGACAGATATTGGAATTAAGGCAGGAAGAATTACTGAAGAAGAGCAGCTTGCGTATATTAATACTTTTGTGAATCGCACACAAGGAAATATTCTAGCTTCTCAACGACCTCTTATTTTTCAGGGCCCGGTGGGTCAAGCAGTTGGATTATTTCAGTCATTCCAATTTAATACGATGCAACAACTATTCCGACACGTGAGTGAAGGAGCACCTAAAGATGCAATGATGATGCTCGGGCTTCAAGGGACTATGTATGGTATGAATGGACTGCCAGGATTTAATTTTCTTAACACTCACATTCTCGGCACAGCTTCTGGAAATCAGGCGCACCGAGATTTGTATGATACTACTTATGGCGTTGCTGGTAAATCTATTGGAGATATGCTTCTCTATGGTATTCCTTCCGATATGATGAGAGCAAATCTATACTCTCGTGGAGATATCAACCCTAGGACACTTACTGTAATCCCAGTTAATCCTTTGGATATTCCATTTGTTAATGCTACCATTAAATTATACGATAACACAAAAGCTGCGCTTGGTAAGATGGCAAATGGTGGAAATATTTGGGAATCATTTCTTCAAGGTGTGGAACATAATGGAATTAGTCGACCTCTTGCAGGAGTGGCCCAAGTTCTGCAATCTATGACGCATGGAGGAGAAGTATTTTCTACGACATCGAAAGGATCTATTGCAGGTGCAAATGATCTGGCTAGCTGGGCATCTGCGATTAGGCTTTCTGGAGGTAAGCCCTTTGATGAAGCTGTAGCTAACGATGCAGCATTTAGGATTTCATCTTATCAAGCGGTAGATCATGAGAGAAGTAAGCAACTGGGACAGACAATAGCTTCTTCGGTTCTAGCTGGAGATACTCCAAGTGAATCTCAAGTAGGGACATTCGCTCAAAAGTATGCAGCTCTTGGAGGCAAGCAGGGGCAATTCAATAAGTATATGATGAAGACCATGATGGATGCGAATACTCCACAGGCAAATAAGATTATGGAGAATCTGAGAAATCCATATAGTCAGAAGATGCAGCAGATCATGGGAGGTGCAGAATTGCTAGATGGAAGAAGTCAATTTGGACAGGAAGGACTCTAAGTATTTAGGCAAGAAAAAACCCCAGTACACAATTAAGTGTCTGGGGTTTTTTCTATTAATCTCCTATGAAAATTATGAATCAATAATCACAATACTCTTATATTTCTCTTGGCCTCTTAACCGAATTAATTTGTTTTTCAGAATTTCACACAACTTAATTCTATCTTTCAATTCATAGTCTCCATCAAGCATAACCTCACAGCAGAAAGCAATGTGTGCAAGTTTCATATCAATATCATTTGCACTTATGCGGGCTAGAATAGCTTCTAATTTTGGATGATGTCCACTACGTAGTTCTTTATCCAATTGAATATATTCAATTGGAAAGAATTCTCGAATCATTATAGTTCCTCCGACTCTTGCATAGGAATAAGCTCTTCAGGGATTACAGAGTTTTTAGTTCCTTTAGTTCCTGGAAGAGCTATATGATCTTTGGCATAGCTATAAATCGATTCTGCCTGCTGTGCCTGACTGATCGCATCGAATAGAGCATTATGCGCTGTACCAAATCGGGGAACCTTTGGAGCCAGACCTGCATACAGATTCTTCAGAGTGCGGTAACACATTTCATTTTGGAATTCCCAGGGCACTTCAAGATCAAGTTTATTATATGCAGCTTCCAGAAGTCCTAGATCAAATCGTGCTGCATTCCCCCAAAGGATTGGGGTATCTGTGATAGACTCAAGCCAATAGGAGAAGGAGTTCAATACAAGGCGGACAGAGTCTACTCCACATGTGGCTTCCTCATATACTTCCTGATCTTGTAGTTTCCACCATTCCAAGGTCTTATCATCTATATTGAATCCTTCATCCTTGGAATCGTCCACACTGATCTGCATATAAAATTCTCGTGGCTCTATTCCTGGATGGAGAAAGGTAGTAGCTCCAATTGCAAGAATCACTGAACCTGGAGTAGTTCCTAGTGTTTCAATATCCACCAGGATATTGGTAGGTGTGTCAAACACAGGACCAATCTTATAACTACTCCCTTGGTCTCGAGGAAAAGGTATTGGGCTCATTTGCTTATCTCTCTTTCATTTTGAAACTTCACGTTCTTCTTTACTTAGATAACTGTAATCAAGGATATCACTAGCTACTTCCTCAATTACTCGCTTGTGTGGAAGAAACCCACCGTTCACAATTAATACTTTATCTGCAGTGGCCAAGTTCCGCAATAGCTCTGCAAGATCGCCTACTTTTTCCATATCCTTATGTAAGTATTCCCATATCTCTTTTAGAGGAATAGGCTTACTTGCAGTATCTAGGATACTCATAATCTTATGAGTGATATCAGAGTTCCTACTCTTTCCGAATTCACCTAATGCTTTTGGCATCAGATGTTCTATATGAGTCAAGAGAGTATTTGCACACACCACATGGCTCTCTTTAATACAAGTGGAAAAATCAGAAGCACTGATAATAAGACAGAGTTTTAATAGATGCTGAAATCTACGTGTGCTATAGGATTCAAATCGTATATCCTCTAGCGGCTTTTCAGTTTGATAGATTTTATCTAGAAGTAATTCTGCTGTTCTTGTAAGTGTTGCGATTCCGGTTACTGTACTTTTAATTCGGATCAATTGTTCTACAATAAAAGCTGTTGCCGCTGGATCAGGAGGTACAGGAAAAGTAATACGCTTCCCAGTAGGCTCGCCATGAATAAGTAATAGACGAGAGAAAAAACCTTGTCCGAGAATTTCAGGGGGAAACGCTCTAGCAAAATTGACAGGAGTATTGCCCCCAAGAATACTAATTGTAGGATCGTTAATACTGACAGACTTTCCATTTTTAATCCTACTCTCAAAAGGTGGGCCATTCCAGTCCCAGAAGTTACCAAGAAGTGAAATGAATTCAACGTTACCATTACCAATAAAGTCATTGAATTCATCGCACGCTATATACATCTCACTTGCTCCGCTCTCTTTCACCCCCCAGATATTTTGCTCTAGCATATCTGAGAGGTCAGTAGTATCTTCGCCAGCAAGATCAAGAAGAAACTTTTCTTTGCTGGACTTGTCTGCACTAATATTATTGTAGCCTGCCTGAGTAATTATTTTCTTTGCAACTTTAATTGCTGTTGATTTCCTAGCTCCTGGAGTACCAATCAGCATGATGTATTTGTTAGGGTGGATATCGAAGTGTCCGAATTTAAACGAGTATTGTCTTCCGAGGTATGCTCCTATCATGGATATACAGGACCAGCGGTTATATGTAGTTGGGCTCTCAGTATTCCCTACATAGTCCAGGTACTGTGATATGAAATCCTGCATAGATATTTCCTTTATGCGGGGTTGAAGAGAATAATTAGTTCCCTTAGAAATTTCCTTAGAAATTAAGTAGTACGCTTCTCATGAGGCTGCATGTTTGGCGAGCACATCAGTAAGTTCACGAATTGACTGAGGCATATTCTGCCATGTGTTAGTTGCCCGGAACAAAGCACGTTTAAAATCTAGCATATCCTTATCCTCAATGATTAGTACAGTCCTGCGCGCTTCTGAATCTACGATAATCTGAATTCTCATGATTTTATTTTCTCCTTAGAGTCTGATGGAACTGGAACTTTACATGCTCCTTTACATATAGGACATTTAAGCCCCGGTCTAAATACACTACTTCTAAATACTGTACCTGTTCCGAAACAATTAGTACAGCGTACAAATACTCTAAGATCTACAGGAACTACAATACTATTGGGATTAACAGCTTTTGAGATTGTTGCGGAAATCTTACTTACTCTGTTTCGCTCCATCGCTTTGCTCCTTTACCCTTTATTCCTGCCTTGATTGCAGCAGGTACTGTGAATGTTCGAACTATTCCGTCGTAGCCTTTAACTGTAACTGGAATCTGCATCCGCTCACGTACCATTTCGCAAAGATATTCATGACCAACTCGGAATTGAAATATAATTGAATCGTGAATTTGTGCGATGAGTTTGAAGTGAGGAGCGTACTTAGGGTCCAATGCAATCTCATAGAATACTTTTAAGAATGCTTTATTCAACACCATTGCATTAAGACTTTGTGGAACATGTGCAACGTACGCATTCTTGTGGAGCTTATTGAGCTTTGGATTTCCGAAACAGTAGCGGGCCCAACCTGTCGCCCCTACTAGCATCCGCTTCGTCATTACATCGGACACTACTCCAGGGTAAAATGTACCTGCTAGTCCCGGATATGTCCGGTGAAACTGGGCTAACAAATATTCTGCGACCTGAGTTAATCCGAAATTCGCGGGCAGCCCCAATAAACGTTTTGCTTCCCATACTTTCTCCTCTCCCATTGTATCAATAAGAACTCCAGGCCCCATTAAGTAGTTAGCTCCATGGTTAACCCGCTTGGCAAGATCTCGTAATTTTTTATCGAGAGTGCGGCAGTCGGTATCCGAATAGATAAGTTCGTAAGCCACACCAAAAAATGATGAAGCGTTAGTAGCATGGAAATCCCGCCCACTTGAGACTGCATTAATGAGGTTTCTATCTCCTGATATGTAAGCTGTATCTCTGGACTCAGCTTGTTCCAAATCAACTTCTGCAAAGAGGAAACCTTCATCCGCAATGAGAGTTCGTTTAACTTCTGGACCACGTGGAATGTTTTGTATCTGAAGGCCACACCAGAAATGGTGCTCTCTACTTGCAAGCCTCCCCGTATCTGTTCCATGTGGATTGATAGAGTATAGGATTCGACCATTTAATTCTTTTCCTTCACAAAGATAAGTAGATACTAGCTTACGATTGCCTCGAATATCGAGGATCTTATTTGTAATACGCTTATTCAGAGGATGGCGATTACCAATCTTGCCTAGTGATTTCTCGTCAGAAGAAACAATATCTCCACAGCCTAGAATAGTACGTAAGGATTTATTCTGAGGAGCACTGTTCACATTGAAGATTGCGGGGTAAGTACCTACCATCCGAGAGAGTGATTCATTGTCGGCAAGAACTAGAGCTTCCGCAGTAGTGCGCGCCTCTGTAAGTTCTGGAAGATCGCGGCGTATTCCTGTCATCTCACATAAATGAGCTGGAAATACAACAGGGAATTCCAATATATAATTGTCTCGTGCCCACTTCGGTGCCTGTTGAATCCATGCCATGAACACTAGAACTGTGGTCCAAGTATCCAGTGCATTGTACCTATAATATTCATGCAAGTCTGAGGTATTGGCAAGGTCTTTCCAGTACATTGCGCGGCGAACAAAGAAAGCACCAAGAAATGCAAGATCTTTGGGAAGCTCTGCATACCAGCAGTGAAATAGATTTACAGTATCCCATAGGTAGTTATAAGGTACTGCATTATATCGGGATAGATAGGAGATATCATACTTACCGTTCTGAAAAATCTTTGGAGCTTTAAGTTCCCAATTGAATTTTCGCATCAGGGATACAGCATACATTGAATCTACAGGCAGAACGCAAGAAGTAGTAACCAAGTTACCCACAGAATTAATATGCAGAGCGGTATATCCAATACATCTAATGAGTAGATTCTCTCGCAAAGTTTCGATGTCGATTGCGATAGCAATAGCATTAGAAAACAGATTAAAATACTGAGCTTCATTCGACGCAGTAAGAATCTCGAAACTAAATGGCGGTACTTCATCCCATGTCTCCGACTCTGTAAGTTTAGAAATGAATCGCTTAGTAATGAATGAAGCGTATGGAACTGTGATTAGCTGTTCAAGTGGCGGAAGAAATACAAATTCAATATCTTGATATTTAATATAAGATCCGGCGTAATTATCAAGAGATGGATTATTTTTTGGGTTGCCAATACTAGAGAGTAATTTTGAGAGTACGAATGTATTGGTGGTAAGTACTCCAGAGATGTTTTTCTTCTTACAGGACAGCACTATTTCCGCAAGCGTATGTACCGGTTTACAAGATATATATACAGTGGCTACTCCTACCATAGATTTAAGCCGAGGAAGATAGTTCTCTTCTTCTGGAGTGCAAAGAAGTAGAAGTGTCTGCGGGTTTTCGGTGCTCATATGAGTCTAATTTCCTAGAAAAATAGGAAAGAAAGGAAACCTCCCAACATAAACCACAGACTCCAGAACTGTAGGTTCTGTGCGAGAATACGGGAAAGAGATCCTGCCTTTGAACGGTTTTCAATGTAGATTCCAAGTATCCAGCCGAGCAGTGCAAGGTTAAATAGCCACATAATAGTCTCCTAATTAATGTGAGAATTGAGAATTGAGAATTGAGATGAGAGTGAGTTAATTGATTGGCTCTGGTGGCCAGTGTGTCTAACTACCAGAGCCAATGGGTTACATCACTGAGACTTTCAGTCTCACATCACTTGAATCGATTTCAGATCAGCATAGTATTTCAGATTGTTTGCATCCCGCTTGTCTGTGCGGATTCCCATAACTACTAGGACCTCTGCACCATTTGAGGCATCCATGGTTTCGCGAATGCTGGAAGTTCCAAAATGCGCGGCCAATACTTTGCACACTTCTTTGAACTGACCTTGTGCAATTTCATTAGGAACAAATTGATTAGTTGCTTTATCTTTCTTCTTGAGCATATAAGCGATAGAACAAGTATCGCCCGGCTTAGGTGGAGTATCTTCTGGATTAGTAAGCTCCACAGTTTCGACGTGAGTGATAGTAAGTTCTGGACATCCTTTCAGTTCATTGATATCTTTAAGTGCCCATTTAATGGTGGCGCGGTGAGCACCAACAGCAAAGGGTTTAAACTCTGGCAGATCTGCCAGGTCATCCAGAGTTGCATCCAACAGATCGTCCATATCGATACCAGAATTTTGATTGCTCATGATTTGATTTCCTATTAATTAGATTTAGAATTTAAGAGATTTAGAATTTATCGAAATGATATTTTCTTAGAGAGTACTGCCACTACCACTGCCACTACCACTACTACGGCACCGCTCACGCAATGCTGTATATCCACACACATCTACTTCTGAGTCCCGATGAGCTGGATCATTAGTAAGACGCGCTTGCTTCAATAGAACCATCATACTACACACATCTGAGGTTGTCAAGTAGACACGAATTCCATATGTTGCACTGATATGGGTACTCCAATACTCTGCGATTACTCGTAGATTCTTAGCAGGATCGCCATAAGTTTCTTCTCGCTCACCATAGATAATAGCGTGAGCAGATTCTAGAACTGTTGGAGGCTCAGGTGCAAGAGGCTTAGAAGTTTTATGAGGTTTCATACTATTTTCTTTCTTAGGTTAGCCAAAGCAATTTGCCCTGGGGTTAGATTAATAGACTCATTAGGAACTATAGGAACTATTTCTACTTCAGGCGCTATAAGGGTCGAAGGTTCTGTAATTCCCAGGAATCCATCTTCCCTCCAACTTGTAAATATATCCAAAAGAGTAGGTTCTGCACTCTTCTCCATTACTACATCAGTACGTGATCCAGTTACCATGTTCATACCATAAACGGTACTTGATCCAAATACGTGCTTCTTATTTTTTACTTCACAATAAATTACATCATCAAAGTATTTTGCAGTATTCCTAGCGCTCTTACTTGACCCAGAAGACGGCACTAATTTATTTTTACCGTCTTCCATTTCTACTTCTTCCTCGTGTGTAATGCAGACAATATTATATTGAGCTGCCTGCACTTGACTCAGAAATTTGTCAATAAGAACTCTTAGATTACCATAATCATCCAATTGAAGTTTATACCCGTCCGGCTGATCTTTAGTAATGTGACTGACACAAGAATTTGTGAACTGTGTAAGACTATCAAATACAACTACAGTATTTGCTGGTGTTGTATTAAGTGTTACGCTATCTTGAATCAAGTTATCTCTTTTACACACTGCACACATTACCTTTCCGTGAGCTTCACAGATAGATACTGTTTGTCCTTTGATCACTTTTAGCCAAGTTTCAGCGGCGATTGGATAAGTGCGTGAATCAGGAACAGAAATAATATTAATTCGTTCCTGCCATTCGTGGGGGAGTTGAAGAAGAGTTGTCCATCCTTGTTCGCAATCAAACCAGATTAAATTATAATGCTGCGCTAACTGGGATACTAACTTAGTTTTTCCTGTTTTAGGCCCTCCATATACGAGCACACGACGAAAAGAATTTTTAGCTTTTGATAGAAGTTTCATGCGGAGGTTCCTTTTCCTTATTCTTTATTCAATTGACCTTCGATAAGATCCATCATTGTAAGTTCTACGTCATACACTTTAGTATCAATGGACTCATACAAATGCGGCTCTAATGGTTTTGTAAGATGCGAAGTCTTTAGCGTACAAGTCTGCATGTATTCACATTCCCGAAAGAAGTTATAACAATTCTCTCCTCTCATCGGATACACACCGGCTTCTTCATATAGCTTAATTGTTTCAATATCTAGAAGCAATTCCTGAATCCAAGTAGCTCTCTGAAGATATGATTTCACAAATGGCAACTGTTCATATTCCATTGCTTTTGTAAGATACACCAGGTATAGTACTTTATAAGAGCTGAGTCCTGGGCAGATAACATCTAGGATTACAGAATATCCCACAGCTTGAGAAGAATTTTTAAATGTCGCTGCATTCAGATTAGTGGCAGAGGATGTCTTACATTCAAGAATCAGTACCTCTCCAGTTTTTTTATGTTTAAGCACAGCGTCCACACTTCCACGCATAAGAAACCCATCAGGAAACTTAATTCTAAAACTAAGCTCGGTTGCAGGTTTTCCATTGTAATGCAGGAGTTCATAATCTTCTAGAAATCCATTAGCTCTTAACGAGATGAAGCGTTGAATTGCAGCGACCGCAAGATAAAAACTCTTTGCCTGTTTCTCATTAGCGTCTTCTAGATCAGCATACCAACCAAGAAAGGTATTGAATATAATTTCAGTTTCGCTTCTTCCTTCCATTACCTGTTGGATACCTTCACCTACTACGTGTCCATAAGCAAAGGTCACATTCTGATTAACTGATGCTTCATTTGACATCTCATCTTCCACAGCTGATAGTCGATATAATTGAAATTTCCTAGGGCAGTTATGGAGCGTGAGAAGAGAAGAGTAACTAAGAAGTTTTATGCGAGGGTCAATTGGAATTGGAATTGGAATTGGAATTGGATTCGAGGCCATGATTTATTCTTTCACAAATCGTATATAGTTTTTGCTGTGAGATTTCTAAATGCCTTGCAAGTTCCTGTAACTCATAGGATCGCACATACCAAGGGATAGGAATTGGCTCTATGTCTGGGTATGCAATTGGACCTAGCCAAGTCAAGAGTAATTTAAATCCCTTGAAATAGTCACAATACACATCGCGTTTGTGAGCGCGGGAATACAGAGTAAGTAAAGACTCAATAGGAAATCCATCGCTCGTGCTCATTGTAGATATGCTCCAGTACTTAATGCTTCTTCTTTCTCTGGCATAACTATATCTTCTAGATATTGAGACTCAATATTTTTTAGGGTATCCGCTAGAAGGGCTGGAAAAGTAACTTCGACTGGTTCCCTCACATGCAGTTTTCCATGAAATACTACATCGGTACCTCTTTGAATTGCGAATAAAATTACTACATGAGGACCGGGGAATGTTTCAAGTTCCAGGGATTGTATAGGTTCATCAGGCAATACAAAGGTTAGCGTAGCATCAAGAAAGGCCCCTGACCACAGGATTCTGTGATTAGAGGCCGGAAGACTGTGCTCAGTTCTACGCTCTTTAGGAACATTAGCAGACATAATGTACTCCTAGAATAGATCAATTGAATTGGGACCAGAGAGTTTCTTTTTGAGTGCAGCAGTCGCAGAACTTGCAGCTTTCGGCGCAACAGTAGCAATCGCTACTTTAGTCTGAACTGAAAGCCCTGCTACGATGATCCCAATTTCATCTTCCGTGAGAAGTGTAACTATCTCAGGATCGGCGCGTAGCTGAGTATGAATTGTACGAAGAAGTACTGGAATTTGTGGATGAGATTCTAATAGATGAGCTTGAAGAGTTGCAATTTTCTCTTGTAGTTCGAATGCTTTAGGATTAATGCTCATTTTAAATTATTCCTTTAGTAGTGGCAAGCCATTTCGTGATCACCATTGAATCCAATATACCATTACCTGCATTGAAAGTAGTATGAATCGAAACTATCTGAGAGAATGGAAACCACTCAGATTTTGAATGTGCTGCATACCCTTCGAGAGTATTGTCTTGGAGGCAATATTGGAATAATACTGCTTTCTCACTCTCTCGGAGTTTAGCTCCATAAAGAGTTACTACTTCTGGAGGTCTGGTCATAGTTATTAGTCCTTATAATTCTCCAGAGTTTAAATTTCTCAATACACTATAGGCTACCATAGTGAATGAGATTCTTGATCCTTCTATTCTATATTCAATCTTATTAAACCTTCTAGATTCTGCTGATTGTAATTTAAATCCTGTGTCCATATATTTCTCTTTGATTACAGCCTTAATAATTCTAGGGTGAAGCTGTACAGGTGCAGCAATTGCACATGCCCCAGAATTCTTTAAGGTATTCCAGATAGAGAAATATTTTCTAGACATACAGCTCTTTCTTATTAGGGAGTCTTATAGAGAAGTTTTAGAAGATAACTAAAGCAGCTCTATAAGAGGACTCATCACTGTGCAGGGAGTTAATGTTAGTGCACATACAGTTATAGGGGTTATTGTTTACAAATACTACTGCCCTTCTGTCTCGCTATTTCAGAGATTAAGTGTGGCATGGCTAACCACAACATCAGAGACTGTGCATCTTCCAACTATACAGGGAGTAATGAGTCCAATACCACTATTTTAAACTATTTGGTATAGTGGCCAACCAAAACTAATTACAATGCTGCCAGCAAATTACTCGAATCCGCATCCAACAGCAGCTGGGCTTTCTTGTCCAGGGATTCAACACAATCAGCGAATTGTTCACCATTCGGAGTTGCATTGATATACATGGCCAGATAAGATTTAAGAAGCGTGAGAACTTTCTTATCTGTTTTGACTGCGCTAAATTTCGTAAGGAATACTTTAGCTGCCAGTTCCACAGACTCTTTAGATTTTCCAAGAACCGCAGGCATGACAGCTTGGTAGTCTTTAGAGAAATCTTCCCACAGTTCTTTAGCAATCCCGCCACCGCGACGCTCAGCCTTCGGCAGATTAGCAATTGCTTCCCAGGTGAGTGTAGCATACGGGAAGTTATCTTCGGTTACAGTTTCCGTCTCATTGATATATTCACGGGCTTGATCAATGATTACGGAAGCTACTGCATCCCGCAACATATCTAGTTGCTTGCCGCCAGCTTCCAGGATCGCAATGATTCCTTCAACACTAGGCACCGGCATTGGAATGGAAACTGTAGGACGCTTGGTCTCTACGCCTGAGGCCTCATCTTTTACTTTGCGGAAGTGGAATTTAGTTTCCACTACGTCCACGCGATTATTGAAATTGGCTTTGATCGTAGCATGCAGAGCTGCGGTACGCTCTGCTGCACTTGGGCTCACAGTTTCGTCAGAAGTGATGTCAGTAGCGCCATCATTGAAATTGGTATCGGACATAATTATTTCCTTAAAGGGGGTAAGTGAATCTGAATGTGGATTTCTTAATTTCTAAAGCTCTCTTCAGGACTTGTTGCCTTCAGAGTGAGACCAGTATGCCAGAGCTTCGGGGACGTGTCAAGAGGGGCGAATTGAGTTAGTTACAGAATCCCCGAAGTTTGTTAGTTATAGGATTATAGTTTCCTCTCATTAGTAGCTACCTAATTGTATTTCTTTTATTCCCGGCTTGTAATGATCTATAAAGCCATCTGCAATTGTTAGGCTCATAGTTACCATTAACGTCTATTCGATCTAAAGTTAGGAATTCATTATCCTTTAATCCCATATCCTCTAAAAAATAAAGAAAATCCATTTGCCATCTATGGTCTACAGTAATACCTCTGCCTCCATAATTATGATAATCTTTATTCTTAGAGTCAAAGCATCTAAGTTTCATATTACGCCAAGTTATGTACTCGCTTGGGTACTTCTGAACATCTAAACAATGCCCACAGGATACGCGAGGCTTTCTTGCGCGCCTTAATTCTCCAATAGTTGCTTCTACAGAATTACCGCAGTAACATCGAAGAAACCACAATGCACAATCGTGCTTAGTTCCTATTCGCTTAATGGCAATAAGTCTACCATAGAAACGGCCTGTTAGATCAGTGTGTTTAGGTAACATATAATCTCCCTTGTGAATATGAAACATCTTTACACGCCTTGATACTTATATACACAAGGGATTTGAACCTTTATTTCTTAGTTGTGACTTTTCCTTTAAAGTATTCACTTTTCTCGGCTAGGGTATCCCCTTTGATTCTCTGAGACAAGATGCCTTTAACCATTGAATCAGGCTCACAGATTATATAAAGCTCAGATTTAGCACGGGTAACCCCGGTGTACAAAAGTTCCCGACTCAGCATTGTTGCATGAGAGTTATGGAGCATCAAGAATACTTTGCGCCACTCACTTCCTTGCGCCTTGTGGATTGTGAGAGCATATGAGAGGAGCAAAGAATTAAGATCAGCAGCGGAATCAAGAACTACCTCCTTATCTGTGTCCGCCATTCGTACAGTTACTGAATGGGATGCTTGGCGTACGCGATCTGAATCTTCACCACTAAGCGCAACAGATTGAGAGAGCAAGAAATCAATATCATCCCCAGAGTCCTCCGAATCTGATTTAACCGTGGTAGGTTCTTCCCCTGTATTAAACCCCCAATAATCAAGAGTAGCTGCTGAAACCTGAGGAGCAGCGCCAGTGTACCCAGCGTTGATTTTAATATCAACAATAACAGCATCTTCTTTATCATATAGCACCTTATCTCCGGTTGAGAAATATAATTTATTAAATCCTGCAATGATCTCATAAGTAATTGCGCCCCTTTTCCTTGCTAGAAAGTTCGCAACTCTCGCGTTTATTTCAATTGTTCCGCATGCTTTATTAAAAGGAATAAGTACCATATCATTTTCAGGATCGTATGCACCCGCTTCAATCGCAGTTGTAAGAAATTTGGAGATTGTGAGGGCTGCAATTTCCGGGCTTAGCTTTTTCTTCCATGGATGAATTGTAAGCTGCCCAGGATATTTCCACTCTGCGTACTCATCATGCGGGATAGGTTTACCTGATAGAATTCTATGAGCGAGACGTATGATTGGACTCTCCAAGGCCTGTCTGTAGACTTGCACAAGCTCAATCGTAGGTAGTTCAAGCATCTTAAAGCCCAAGATAGCTGATCCGAATACCGGCGGGAGTTGCTGGATATCCCCAAGAAAGATGAATTGGCAATTCGACGGTAGCGCATTTTGTAACTCCCTGAATAGTTCAACAGACACCATGGAAGATTCATCAATGATACAAGTACGAATAGATGTAGGTAGTGGACGATCTACTGTGCGAGTAGGTTCAAAGCGCATAGTATTGCGTGCTTCCCCAGTAGTTTCATCAGTTACAGAATAGTAGATTGGCTCGTATTCAAGAATTGCGTGAATGGTGAGACAGTTACCTTTCATATCATCTGGCATTGCGCGGCGAAGATTTGCTACCGCACGTCGAGTAAAAGACACAGCTACGATTCCGGGAGTAGAGTCTGTTAGGTATTTGTGCCCATCGGAATGAAGGATACCTGCATAGCCAGTGGTTATTAATTGCTGAACTACTCCTTTCATACAACTCGTTTTTCCTGTACCAGCTGCTCCAATAAGAATGCAAGACTCTCCCTTGGTAGCTACATTCATAAATTGAACTTGTTGTTCATTGAATGTGATTATGTTACCAAAGCGATCAGTTGATTGTGATATATCTGAATTAAGTGCATGAGAATTGATTTCAGTGGATTTGTTTTCCACAAGATGAATCATTGGAACTGGAACTGAATCAGCTTTCTGTGCTCTGGCTTTAGCTAGGAGATCAGCTAGCCTAGTTTGTGTGCTTGAGGGTAGTGTCATGTTAGTTCCTTGAATTTAGTATCGAAATTGCGCAGCTCGAAATTACTCTGAGTCCTGAATAGTTCTTACAATTACATAGGCCTGTAGCCCGAAATCTACTGATGCTTTCCGAAAAGAGAGTTTCAATTGCTTAGCGCGCCTAGCTGCATAAGGCGTACACCCTTGATATACTACAAGATAGCTGAATCCAGAGTCAGCGTGGAAAATTGCGCCTTCTTCCAGAATCGAGTCAAAATGTTTTCCTGTCCAGTGGAGAATATAATAATGCTCTAAAGTATCCCGGAAATTTGCAGGATAGTGGAATAGATTTACCATCATGCTTGCTACTTGATTCCGTGTTACTCCGTGTTTCTTATAGGACTCCAATGTTGAGAGTCTTTGAGGAGTTAAGGGCTTGATGATCTTAGCATAGGCCATGGCCTTGTCTAAGAGAGATAACTTACGTGAATTGATAGTATCTGACATTTGGACGTTTCCTCTCTCCCATTTATGGGAGTTATAAGAATAATATTGATTATAATGATTGAGCTTGCGCTCCTGCTGCCCTTATTGCTTCCGAGGTTCTGTATGCTTGTGCTAGTTCCCACTTCATCCGAGCTTTCAGGTATGCAAGACGATTCGGATATGCGATAAGCCTTGGTTCCTCGATAGGCGCAGAATCAATAAGAGCTAATTTATTCGCGTCTTCAATGGAAGCTGAGGCATCTAGAATTCGGAATGTCGTACCTCGCTCATCAATATCAATATCTCCTAAATCAAGATACTGTTTCTTTTTACGTGCCACAGTTCGCAATACCGTCATTAACAAATGCGCTTGGATTGATCCATGGTCGATCATATCTTCACAATGATCCGTGAGTTCAGAGAGATCTCCGTCATGGATCGCATAGATAGTTTCTTCTTTTGCGCACATGCGAATGAGTTTTTTCCAATACTCTCGCAATTCTATCGGCTTATCATTGGCTGTACCATCTGCCACAATCTGAGTATCAGTAGAAAAGCCCGCAGCAAGTGCGGCCCATTCAGCCAATTGTGGCGCATATTGATCGAGACTTTTAGTTTTGTCCTTAATGAAGCGCTCAAGAATAGTCTCCTTATGAGTTAGTTTTTCAAGTTCTGTGCGAGTCTTGTACCCTGTGAGATAGTCCGCATGGTTCTGGAGCCACAGAGATATCCAATACTTAGAAGTAGCTAAATCCTTAGTCTCAGGAGAGATTGAGAATTGCGGCAAGCTGAGAGTAATGCGTGCTTGATCCACTCCGATTGATTGAATAACCTCTACCATGCGAATCAGGTGAGAACAGTTTTGTGCAACGATTCCGGCAGTTCCAGCAGTCTGCATCGCTGGAACTCGGAACTGCATAAGACCTGTAGAATTGAATAGCGCAAGGTAATACAGATAATTCTCGGTTGTGGAGAATTCACAGTTTAGATAATTTGGCGCGAGTTCTAGGAGTCTAGAAGCGGGCAGAGAAAAGATTGGGTGTGCATCCTCTCGCTCAGTAAGATACAGAGAGAAATGATCCACTCGGTATTCTACGCCGCTATATGCGCATAATACTCTGCTCATGGTGTGCACCTCCCAGGAGTTGATTCCGATTTTGATTCCGAATTTGATTCCGATTCAATCTCTGGAATCATGGGAGATACTTGCATCAATTCATAATTAAACTCTTTGCCGTAATGGGTCCTAAGAATGGTTCTATACGCTGTAAGTTCTTTAAGATCAGTGGTTAGAATTGGACCGTCAAGGCCATAGGTACAGATATGTGCATCTCGTGTGAGTTTGTTTATAGCAATAAGCGTAAAGAGATGGGAACCCGCTGAATTAATTGCGAATCGAGAACTGCTCATTTTAGATTCTCCGAAATTGGGATTAGGATTGGGATTGGGATTATAGAGTTAAAATTAGAATTATGTGTTGCGGCCAATATCAGCCCAATAGCAGATTGAGTGTTTAAATGCTCAATCTGCTATTAGAAAACACTGGTTTCTAGACTATTCTTTTGTGCACATTGCGGAAAGGAACAAAAGAGCAATTACTTTTTCTGCCTGCGAAAGATCATAGTTATAATCATAGTTATAATCATAATAATCATCATAATAATCATCAGCATAATCATCAGCATAATAATCATCATAATAATCATAATCATAATCATCATCATAATAATAATCCTCATAATCATAATCATAATGCAGCAATGTTTCAAGTATTGTACTCTTAAAATACCTATGCCCTTCAATCTCTGTTAATTCCGCTGCCAATTTATAAACTTCGCTTTTCGTTGGTTTAAGGCCGTTACATTTAATTTTAGATTTTAATGCCATGGTATATTCTCCAAAATGGTAATGGTGAGGGTAATCGCATGTGTGAGCGCATGTGTGCGCGTGAACTTCTAGACTATTTCCGATCCTTCTGCTCTTTCTCCAATTGCGCCATATATGCCTCCGTGTCGAACTCATCAATTTCTGCAAGCTTCGCAACAGATATAACTTCGGAGGTCCGCGCCCCTGTCCGCACATAATCAGGAGATTTGAGCCCGCTTGATGCTTTAAATAGTACCAGAGTCAATTTGCCTTGGAGAGCTGCATTTTCGGAAATTGCTTCTAATGAATCCACTATAACTTCAATCTCTTCCAAGCTCAAAGATACCCTGAATGTGGGAACCTGAGAGGATTTACTCCTATCCGAGCTCATCTCAGTCTCCCTTAGATTCATGCATTGCTGCCAAGAACAACAGAGCAATTATTTTCTCTTGTTCTGTGAAGTCAGCATATCCATAAGGCCTATCATATCCATAATTCTCCTTATACCCATAATTCTCCTCAGGCCCAGCATACCCATAATCAAAATAACTACGATCATAAGTATAGCTATAATAATCATATCCCATATACATGTAATCATCAGCTCCCATATACATGTAATCATTAACTCCGTCAATGGATCTATCCTCTCCTGCGTACGCTCTCAATGCATTAACTATTGTTGGTCCAAAGAATGAGATTCCTTCCGGGTTTCTAATCTCCTCAATTTCTAATAGTTCCGCCGCTAGCCTATAAACTTCTGATTTCTTCGGCCTGACTCCAATTCCGTCGCATTTCACTCCAAGATCAATCTTAGATTCCAATGACATGATGTATTCTCCAGTAGTTGCAATTCAATTCGGCAATTCGGCTGATTTACCACTCGACCAGTCTACCGGAAAACCGGAAAGCCAGTCAAGCCCCCTCCCACAGATTCTGGGCCCTTCATCCACTCTATACTGTAACTCCCAACCATATAACTACTCCTATAACTATCAAGGTATGTAGGTACATATTCTCCTACATATTCTCCTACATATTACCCTATCCTATGCCCTATGGGAATCTATATCCTATCCTATGGAGTGTTATAATCTCTATTTCCCCTATTATTTAGGGGGCTTAAAATTTAATATATATATATATATACCTATAACTAACAAGTACTATATAGAAGATAGATAGTATCTGAGTACTATATAGAAGATACAGATACAGATGATACCTATAGAACTAGATACTAGCAACTACCTATATAGAGATAGAGAGTTATAATATGGAGGAAAAAGGGACCCCAAAATAGGCACCCTCATCCTGAATTTGGCAAATGGGTTTTCCGGTTTTCAGGCAATTCGGTAAATTGGTAAATTGGTAAATTGGTTTTTGAGCCAATCAGCCAAATTCATTCTAAATAACAATCATACGATAAGAACCTAGAATTAACTAAGTTCTTATCATCTAACTCTTATTCCTGGGAATCTAATTCCTTCTTACAGCGCGTCATACAAACTAACTGAAATCTCCTTCATTGCGATCATCTTATCAAGCCTTGCAATGAATCTAGTTGCTAATACATCCTCAGAGCTTTCCGGAACCAATCCAACTACTTTCTTCAATGATTCCGCCAATTTCACTGGGTATTGTGTTTTACCTCCTGCAAGCCCAGCAATCTTATTCCTAAACTCTCCTACCAATGCTTCTATTTGCTTAACTCCCGCAGTTGAATCAGAACTTGGACCCATCTTATCCGCCAATGCGAGCATCAATCTATCTGCAATACTCGCATCGAACCAAATACCTACTGATTCCTTGGTGAGTCTACCTTTGGAATCTCCTCCCGAATCCTCCAAATACTCTAGGCATGCAACAATCCCAATCTCCTTATTTCCCACATGTAATGTATCTGGGGACTCTTCCAGCATATCTCGCATGATTTTATCTTGGATACCCTCAATGAAACTGCGAATGTGAGGCATTAGGACTTCCAGATTCCCTGTAATTTCTTCGCTCTCAACTCTCGGAACTGAGACCGCCTTACTCGCTCTCTTGACTCCATAGTTCTTAGGATCCTTCTCATTTGTTCCGATTTTCCAATTGAATGATGCCAATCTCTGCCCGCTCAATGCTTGTGTTTTACCACTCACATATGCCACTACTGTATTAGTATTGGTATCAATATTGCTCATAATAGATTCTCACATTAGGTTAAGGATTCAATTTAGATTCAATTTAGATTCAATTTCACGGGGCAAGGTACGTCCGCACGCATGTCCCGAGTCAGGATCATGTCCCGAGTCAGGATCATGTGTCTAATCACTCCTATGTCCTATATCTCATTACGCTTTCCACACCCGCACTTCCCAAAAGCCTCCGATCTTCCCTACCACAT